TTAATTATCAATTTCTCTACCTACTATAATATTTTTGGTATGACTCTCAAACCGTTCAATAGCATCTGTTTCTATCTTTTTACTAACATGAGTGTAAATATCTGATGTAATCTGCATAGAACCATGACCCAAAGCTTCTTGTATATATTTCATTTCAACATTTGATTCCAAAAGGAGTACTGCGTGTGTATGACGTAAAGTATGTATACTTAGAGCAGGAAGCTCAACCCTTTTAAGTATTCTGCGGAAAGCATTAAATAAAGTGGACTTTGGTAATGGTGTACCGTTTTCTCGGCAAAAGACCAAGTCTAAATGATTATTATAAGCTTTCTTTAATCGAAAGATATTATCGTTTTGTCTTACCTTGTGTGAACGTAGATCCATAGCTAAACGATTGGTAATAGGTATTTCCCTGACAGAATGGTAAGTCTTAGTATCGCTGAATAGCTCCTCATCTGACTCTGCTTCATAATCTAAAGATTGAGTGATACGGATACGATTAGAGTTGAGGTCTACGTTACTCCACTGAAGGGCAAGAGCTTCACCTTTTCTTACACCAGTTTCAATTAAGAAACGAAAGAAAATATAGTATGTATAGTTATCAGAAAGTGCAGCATCTAAAAAAGATTCAATCTTGTCATAAGGGATAAATTTAATTGTTGCTTTATTTTCCTTTTCTCTTTTTTCTTTTGCTGAGTAGATAGACACATCTGTACATGGATTATCTTGGAGCTTCTTTAATATCTTTGCTTTTTGCATTGCCCCATACATAGTCCCATGTATTATTTCAACAGTTCTTTTGCTATAGCTATTTTTAATTAATTGGTTAATAAATTGTTGATATAATTTATGGCTTAGATTATCAAGTTGAATGTTCTGAAAGTAGGGGACTATATGATTTTTTATATTACGTTCATGTAATCTATAGGTGTTCTTAGCAATTTTTCCTTCTTTATATTCTTTTAACCAATACTCCAGAAATTCAGCAAGCGTTTCATTAGATACTGAATCAAAACCTAATTGTATATTACGTTTTAATTCTTCATATGACTTTTCCGCCATAGCTTTTGTTTGAAACCCTCGCCTTTTTACTTCTCGTTGTACTCCAGTAATTTTATCTTTGTATTTGTACCTAAAAGACCAATTACCGGGAGAGATTCTTTTAAAACTGGCCATATTTTATTTCCCTCCTTAATATAACTACTATAATAGGATGTATTTAGTAACAAAAACATCATATAGTTGGTACTTATAATTTTAGGAACGTTTGTTCTTTTTGTAAATAAAAAAAAACCTCACTAAATGAAGGTTTTTGAAATGTGACGCTGGGAAAGAATAAATTTTCAAAGATAATAATGAGCATACAAAGTTAAGAGAAATAGTAAAATAACTTCAATTAACCAAAGAACAGAAAACCTATTCATAGATTTATATACATGTTTATTACTGTATTTTAAATGTCTTTTATCAAAAAGCTTGTCTAATTCTTTTTTATCAAATATATCAATATAGATTTTTTTCATTGAAAAAAAATACCTAATGTTTACTCTCGCATCTTTATTAAATTGGTATCTAGTTATCAAAAGGTAAACTAGAGATATTAAAAGAAAAACTAAAGAAAGATAATATTTTTCATCAGTAAATATTTTATTATTAATATCATCCGAAAATGTATTAAAGATAAAAAGAGATGTAAAAAATGATAAAATTACTAAATTATTATTTTTAAAATTTGCCATAAAATATTGTACAACGTCTTTACTTTTAATAGATAATTCAGTTGAAATTTCAGCAACCTTATTTTTCGTTTCAATATATTTTTCCACGTTTTCCTTAAGGTATATTGCATGCGCAGATTGTATTGAATTTAAAGTATCATTAGGTAGAATAATATTGTTATTTTCCCTAATTAAATACCTAGAAATAATGTTTCTTGAAAGATCAAGTTTATCATGTTTATCATCATTAGCGTAAACCCATTGATAAATATCTGAAAATATTTCACATTCACTATAATTACTACTGCTAAACAAACTTTTAATATCTAGAAATTTATGACCAATATAAGTTAGTTGTATACTGTCCATTTCAATATTTGATGCGTTAGATAGAAAAGAGGCTGCTAATATTATTTTAATTTTATTGAAGAGAGCAGCTAAGTGATTAGTATCACTCTCATGATTAGTGAAATCCTCTGGAATAAAAGTGTAATCAGAAAAACTTTGTGGGTTCGTATTAAATTTACGGACATCAAGTCTTTTACTTCTCTCGTCGGTATTAATTACTTCTATATTAAAGTTGGAAACTGATTTCGAGTACCATACTATTAAATTGCTTTTAAAATAAATTTTATTTTCTGTATCATCTTGTAGTTCAAATTTATTTATTTTTGTAAAGTCAATTTTTCTTTGGAGATGGTTTAAAAGTTGTTGTAATTTTAAACCATCTAAAAAGGTAGTAAAATTAGAAAAATCATAGATTGATATAGTATCATTTATTTTATTTTTTGTAATTGTATATGTAATAGCAATTTCGCTTTCTTCAATAATGTCGTTAACGTTTTCTAGCATTTCAGTTTGTTCAAGAGAGATTGTATTAGAATCTAATTGAAAAGAAAAGGGAGCAACTCCATCAACAGTTATAGATAATGATAAGGAATCCCTAGAATTAAGTAGACTGTACATGTAATTTAAATCAGACCATTTTAATGGAATTTGCACATCATTTAACTCAAAGGAAAAAGTATAGGATTCAAACGTTTCTTTTGTTTTTATATTTATTATATTTGTAGAAGAATAATGCCGAAATGAATCCAATACTTTAATCATTTTATGTTACTCCCGTTCTTTAAATTTCTCATATACATCATCATCTATATTTTTGATTATTAATACTCTTTCACCTAAAACTTCATCTTCTTTAGCGAAAATAACCTTCTTTAATTCATCTATGTAGTCAGATGTACGTAATTCCATTTTTTCTGACAACTTATATGTTTGTTTAAACCTTGATTTTATAACTGATTTATCAATATTAAATGCAGCATCAAAATCTTTAGATTCAGGTAACTTCCTTATTCTTTCTTTAAGTGTATCAATGTTTATTTCTTGTTTTTCTGGCGTATATGCCCCAACTACATAGTCTATCATATCATCAAGTCGAAAAGATGAATTTGTAGAAAAATATCCAGTTAAATTATTTCTTAATTCTGTGTAGTCATTTTTAGATTTCTTCTTAACGTAAGAAGTCAATATTTTATCTATCTCATTATAGGCTTTTGATGTATTCCTTTGGTCAGATTTTAGCTCTGAAAGTTCTAAAAAATCTTCATACCAAAACTTTGCTATTGTTGGTTTGGTATCGGACACTAGGATTTCTAAAAATTGATATTCATCGTCTTCTATTTTGTAGGATATACTGCAAGACTTTTGTGTAGCATTATCCTCAGGAAGACCAGCTTCAAATTTTGCATCATTGACATTTAAATAGTTTTCTGAATCAATTTTAGAAATCAAAAACTCTAATTTATCCTCATTTTTTATACAAATAAATGCCAAACTCCCTTTTTTGGGAGGATTGATCCCAGGGTGTTGTTGAGCAGCTCTTTGCTGAGAATCTAATAGCCTGTAAGCAAGCGCTTCAACCTTATTCTCAAATATTGAAAGAAAATTTTGGTCATCTACATTTTCAATCAAACTAGTGATTATTTGTGCAAGTTCTGTGGAATCTCTCTTAAACTGATAGCTCCTTTTGTTCTTAGCATTTAAATCTTGGATACAAACTTTATTAATAAAAGACTGAAAATCATTTGTATTAATGTTAGCTTTATTAATTGAATTATTAGTATTATCTACTTGATAAACTGCTACATATTGAATTCTATTAGTTGCTATAGTCGGCATACTATTACATCCTTTTCTGAAAAGTAAGTATCAATTATTTAATAGATTTCCAAGCTCCATAATCTTTCTTTAATTTGAAAAAAACCATCAACTTTATACTTATATATTAATTCTAACCGATAGTGTGCAAATTCCTCCGTTACTAGAAAATAATCAGCAATGTCACTTATAAGAATAGGTTCATATAGAGCAGCTTCATAAATATCTCTAAGAAACCGGTGAGGAATGAGCAGATATGCTGCCATACGTTTAGCTTGATTTTCTTGTTTTTTTAGTGAAATTCTGTCAGATATTAGCTGTGATGAAAAATGAGAATAGATATGGCAAAATTCCTCTGCTAATAACATTCTTTTTTCGATGGGGTCAAGTTCAGGTAGGATATAAATAGTTCCTTGACGACCTTTATTACTAGGAATTGAAAATGATTTCAAATGATTAATGGAGGTATATTCTTGGATGTCTGTAAGATAGTTCTGATCCAAGGGCTTTATGGTAATACCGTATCTCCAGCATATGTTATATAGGTCGATTTCATCAGCATTTTGATATTTAAAATGTGAAAGTACCTTGCTGGCGCGTTGTTCCCATACATCAATCTTTTTTTTAAACATTTGCATTTCATTACTCCAAATTTACACATGGTGTTATTGTGTTATAAAGAACGTAACATTCCGTTAAAAGAACAAAAAACCATATTTAGTTTATTTTTTAGTAGTAAATTACTATGTATTAGATAAAAAGTAACACGATCAACTGAATAAAGATCGTGCTAGTCTTCTAATTCTCCAAATCCATCTTTATGATTGGTTTCCTCATCATCATTGAATAAAATATTTCGTGCTTTTTGCAATTTTATAAGCTCTTTGATTTTTTTTTCTGGATTTTTAGCTAAATCGTGAAAAAGAATTGGATGTTTTCTTAGTTCTTTAAATATCTCATATTCTTCTGGTGTTAAAGTAAGCTCTTTTCCAGCAACTGAAACATCAGTATTTTTTTGTGTAGTTCTTCCTAATAAATAATCAACGGAAACGTTAAAGTAGTCAGCAATTTTTTGTAACATTTCATTATCAGGTTCACTTCTACCATTTTCATAATGAGAGTATCTAGATCTAGATAAACCAATTTGCTTAGCCACTTCTTCCTGTGTTAATTTCCCTCGTAGCTCCTTTAAGATTTCAGGTAGCATTATATACCTACTTCCTATTATTAGGATTATATAATAAATATTATAGATACTTTTTGTATCGTTTTGAATAGATGATAAAAAATGTATCAAATAATATTGACGATACATTATGTATCATTTATAATTTGATTATTAATGATACATAATGTATCTAAATGAGGTGATTCAATGAGACAGAAATTAGTTAATGAACGAATTAAACATAATTTAACTCAAAAACAAGTTGCAGAAAAATTAGGATTATCTGAGGTGTTTGTTAGGAAAATTGAGAAGGGTTTAAGAAATCCAGGAAGAGAAACAATGTTGAAATTTGAAAATTTATATTCTGTTTCAGAAAGGACACTTTTTCCTGATCTTTTTTTTATTAATCATGATACAAAACGTATCAATTCTGATTATTAATATATTAATTTTATTTTATCTGATGGCACAAATCTATTAGAAAAATGTGACTTTAAGAAATAAGGGGGGAAATGATATGGCCATTGGCGATTTATTATCCAAAGCAAGAAAGCGCCAGGGCATGACGCAGGAAGATTTAGCAGCCGAAGTAAACTACAGCCGAGAAGCGATTGCCAAATACGAAACAGGAGTAAGAAAATTGCCGAAAGAACTTTATCAAGAAGTGACACTCTCGGTTGATGATCCACAATTTTATTTTGAAACATGGGAGGCTACTAGTGGTGTTGTAAGTATCCCATATTTTGATGGAGATTACATAGATCCCCATCCTGCTAGTATGCATTACTTAGTTAGAAAAGAAACGACTGAAGCATTGGAACAACTCAATAGTGTGTGTTGGGTAAAACCACCGAGTGTCCGTACAGAAGAAGAAAGAGAAGAAATGAAAAAAGTTCTGATGGAAGTTTTAGACGCTGCAGCAAGCATGATTAACTTAGTGGCTTGTGTTTGTAAAGAATATCGTTTTTCAATGAAAGATATTTTTCGAGCTTGGAACGTAACAATGAAGATTAGAAAATTTAATAAGTAGTGAGGGAGAAAAAATGCTAAGTATTCAAATTAATCAGGAAGAAGTTAAGCAAATGTATATGGAGAAACTAAAAGAAAAAATATCAGAGGTTGATGCTGAACTAGTTTACTGGGATGCCAATGAATTAAAAAGAAGAACTTGTATGTGCTGGAATACTATTCAAAAAGAATTTTTTTTTGATCCAAGATTTCCTAAATATAAAGTTGGGAACAAATGGTATTTTCCTGCCGATAAAGCTAAGCAGTTTTTATTGCAATGGATTTCAGAACGCTAATAGGTGGACATTATGAAACAGTCAATTTTTCTATTTCAAAAACAGAAATTAATGTTAATCAGAGCTATGAATTATAATCGTTCGACCTTACAGGGCATGAATAAAAAGTTATTTGATATTGCTTTTAATAAAGTTAATCAAGAGTATAATCCAGTGGAATTAGACGGAATGGAAATGATTTTAGTGTCTCAGTCATTACATAAATACGGGAAGTTTTTGAGTAATTCTAATCAAATATTAGAATCCAAGCAATATCGTATTTATGGAGAGATTTTTGAGAAAATACGGAAGGATTTTCAAAAGCAGAATGGTCCGAAATTAAATAAGTCAATAACAGCTTAAACTAAAACTCATTTATAAAAGTTACTCCATTACATTTTACGCAAATTTCAGTTTGACAAGTACTTATCGGGCTTGTCGTAATGGCTAGAAAGATAATTATATTTTATTCTTTCTAACTATTACGGTGCGCGCCGATCTACTAAAGAGGAGGGAATTATGCTTTATCAGGTTGATTTTGTAATAAAAATAAAAGAATCGTTTCAAGAAATATATCAAGCTATTATATTCGGTCTCAGTATAAGCGAAGTAAAAGACCAAGCTAATGATTTGAAAAGAGAAATACCAGGACAATTAAATCCTCAGCAAATCCAAATTTATATTTGTGAGCTTTAATAGATAAATTGGTTAGTGCTGGAGAGTATGAGGGGAGCAAATTTAGGTGGCTAGTAAAACAAAAAAGGCGATTATAAAGGAAGAACTAGTCGAGCTAACTGGGGATTTTAAGCTTGCTATTGTTCTAAATCAAATGATTTATTGGTCTGAACGCAAGGAAGATTCAGAGGTTTTTATAAAAGAAGAAATAGTCCGATTGCAAAAATATTCTGAGGATGTAAAGGATACAGAGGAACTAGAGGTCAATTTATTAGAAAGTTCTGGTTGGATTTATAAGAAAGCAGAAGATTTGTCTGTTGAGACGATGATTAATGTTAAGCCAAAAGCCATGCGAGAATATTTAAAAGTACTTGTTTCAAATGGTTGGCTGGATGAAAGACGAAATCCGAAATTAAAAATGGATCGTACACTGCAATACCGTGTTAATATCCTGAAAATACAATTAGATTTATATAATTTAGGATATAGCTTAGAAGGTTACCCTTTACCAGTTGTATTTAGCGAAAAGGAAAATACGTATTTTCTTAAAGAAAATACGATAAGTGAAAAAGAAAATTCAAAGGATGTAAAAGAAAGTAGAAAGGTCGAAAAGGAAACTGGAAAGGTCGAAAAAGAAAGAGCAATACCAGAGATTACTTCAGATACTACTACAGAAATTACTTCAGAAAATATTGAAGAAGAAAAAGAAATTCGACCAGCAGTGAATCCATTTGAGTTTTATGAGCAAAATGGTTTTGGAACGATTGGTGTTCATATATCACAAAAAATTATGCATTGGTGTGGTGATCTAAATACCGAATTGGTAATAAAAGCAATGGAGATTGCAGTTGAACGTGGTGCCAAGACATTTGCTTATGTAGAAAGTATTTTGCGTAACTGGGCAGATAATAATATTTCTTCGGTACATCAAGCTGATGCATTTATTCAAAATTACAAGAAGCAGCAAACTAAGCAAAGAACAAATGGTAATAATCGAAAGCATAATAGAACTGAAAAAATCCCTGAATGGTTTGGTAATTCTCAAAATACAAAGCTTATGTCTATTGAAGAGGAAGAAGTACTGTTGTTGGATTTGCAAGAAGAGATTAAAAATCTAAGAAGCTAGGAGTTGTTATTATGGAAAGACAATTATTAATTAAAGAAGAAAGAAAAGAATTTGTTATCAGTGAGTTGATATATTTTGAAGTTAATAAATTGGCAGATGGTAGACAATTATACGAAGCATCGCTAGCAGAGTTGGAACTATTGCATATTAGGGAAAAGATTAAACAGGCCAGAAAAGTGACGGTGGAGCAGATAATATGACTGTATTAACTTTAGGCCAACTTTACTATTTAGCAAGATATTCAAATGACTATCGGCATCGAGCGCTTGATGAGTTATTCCGGAGGATAAACCATGCTATATAGCCAATGTAGCGGCTGTGGTAAAACGTTTGATGTGAAGGATAATAATTATTTGTTTTGCTCAAATTCTTGTGAAAAAAATCATGATATCTTTCAAATGAATATTACACAAACCTTTCTCCTAAAAAAGAAAAAAGCCGAGCAAGTGCCCGACCATACGTTGTTTGAACCTACCATCATTATAATAAAAATGGAGTGTTCAATGTGAAAAGAACTAAAGAAATTGCTGTTAATCCTGATATGTCCATCCAAGAAATTATAGAACCAGGGAAAATTAAAGTTCTTGTACTAGACGGTAATAAGGGTACAGCTTCCTACTGTGAAGCTGTACGTCATGGAGAAACGATTATAGAGACGGTTGATGGGAAAAGTCGTCGGATTCACTTCAGGGAAAGTGAATTAATATAATCATTTAATCTATGTCTCTAGTTTAATGTAAAGTTAGTACCAATAAAAGGGGAAGTTTGGTACAAAGTAAGTTGTTAATTTAATAAGTCCAAGACCGAAAGCGTGAGGACACTGGTAAAACAACATTCAATTGTTGTCTTATCGGTGTCCTTTTTTATTTATCAAGAGTTTCTCTGACTGTAAGTCTATCTTTCATAAGGAGTTGTCCAACTAATGCTACATATGAGCAAGCAACATAGAACTCAAATACAAAAACAAAAAAGAAAAATGATTTTCCAGATGAAATGGGGAGTAAGCAAATATCGACAAGACAAAAGGACTGGACCAACGACTGTTCATCCTAGAAGCAAATACACTTCACATTTAATGGAAGAAGAAACAAAAAGAATACGAGGAACAAATTGAATTGCAACGTATACCAATGCATTCAAATTAGAAATTTTCTTTAGATAACATTTCTTATGTAAACAAGCTATCAGAAAAACCCTTGATATATAAGGGTTTTAAAATATCGGAAATAAGGGCGGGAAATAATCTTTATACATTGTTGATATAAAGCCATTTCCCTTTGGGATATTAGCTGCTATTTCCCAAATTGAGTGTATAAAAAGCTGCATATTTTCTGCTGGGGAAAAGGGGGAAAATCAGGTGGAAAATTCATTATTACATAATTGGATATATTGTGAATTGTCCCATGAGGATTTGATTAAGCAATATCAAGAAACACTTGATTCAGTGATAAAGAAAAGAAATGAAATAAAAAGCGAAATAAATAATATAAAAGAAATCTTAGAAGAGATTAAATTGGCAGGACAATCCAAACGACTTTCCAAGAAAAGAAAAACAGACTTTATTGAAAAGTGGCAAGAGTTGGAAGCAGTGGACACTCATTATTCTGGAATACAAGGTGATTTAGAACATTCTCTTTCATGGATGAAGAATGGACATGCTCCAGGAGTGACTAGAGGAATTGAAAGGCGAGCTGCTTATGAAAGAGAAAAGCCATTTGATCCGTTAGTCATGCAGCGTTTTTTTAGAAGTCAGGAAAATGAGTATTCTTGGGACACACAAGAAAAAGAAATGGTCCTGGGTTTAGATGAAAAGACATTCATAGACAATGCCCTTTCTTTATTAACGGATAGGGAAAAGGAAATTTATGTAATGGCAAAAGGGAATTATATGTCTTATGGAAAGATTGCTAAGTTATTAAATGTTAGCAAATCAACAGTGTCAGCTAATATCTATCGTGCTGAAAAGAAAATAGGAAAATATGTTGCTGCTGAAAAAGGGCGTGTGAGTATATGAAGTTAGTACAACCAATTAGAGACTTAGATAAGCTGGCGGATATACTGGATTATTTCGAGGCAACAAGCGAAAGGAATTACATCATGTTTATGTTGGGGATTCATACAGGACTAAGAATCTCTGACATATTAAAGTTAAAGGTGAAGGATGTTAAAGGGGATTATATACGATTAAAAGAAACAAAGAGAAAGAAGAATAATAGGCTGTTAGTTGTAGATGAATTAAAGAAAGCCTTGAGGAAATACATTTCTGGAAAGCCAGATGATGAGTATCTAATCCTTAGCAGGAAAGGAAAGAACCAACCAATCCGAAGAGAGTCAGCTTATCAGATATTAAGAGAAGCTGCTAAACACTTTGGACTAAGCGAGATAGGAACGCACACACTTAGGAAAACCTTCGGTTATCACTTCTATCAAGAATCAAAAGACATTGCAACCTTACAAGATATTCTCAATCATTCTTCAACAGATTATACCTTACGGTACATCGGAGTAAACCAAGACGGAAGAGATTTCGCTATGAGGCGTTTTAAGTACAAACTGCGGTCTAAGTAACATAATTCGACCACTGTGTGATTCAAAATTAAATTTTCTTTAAACCCAGTGATACCAAGGCTTTCAGCGATTCTCCGAATCTAACAGAATGTGTAATATAAAAGATTCAGAGAAAAAATTAAAAATCTTGTCGTACGATTGCCCACAATAAGTGAGAAGTAAAAATACAAATAACCATGAAAAGCCCAACAAACGCCGTTGTATCAACGTTCGCGAGGCTTTTTATTTAATTTACAACAATTTACAAAACGATTGGGTCCTCCCGGAGTTTTAAAACTCTTACGGGTGCTATCGAGCCCCAAACGGGTCTAGTTTCTGGGCAAAATAATTCATTTCGCTTTCGTAATATGAAATCTTGGGAAATAATTTTGGGAGGTGAAGAGAAGCCTTGGCATATAAGGATTTTGTTGTAAAACCGAAGGCTGTAAGTACAGCTGAAATTAGCGAAATGCTAGGTGTTTCAGTGCGAAGAATTCAGCAATTAGCTAAAGAAGATGCCCTTGTAAAATTGGGACATGGAAAATTTGATTTGATTAAATCGATAAAAAGATACATTGATTATCAAGTGGATCAGAGGTCTCCTATGGTGGAGGATGAGGAAGAATTAAATCCTCAAGTCGAACGAGCTCTATGGACAAGGGAAAAAAGAAAGAAGACGGAGCTGGAAGTCAAAATTATAAAAGGAGAGCTACATCGTTCAAAAGATGTGGAACGAATAACAGGAGATATGCTTGCTTCTTTTAGAGCAAGGCTTCTAAATTTGCCGGATAAAGTTGCTCCTTTATTAATTGCTAAAACAGATCTACAAGATATTAATGATACTGTCAGATTAGCCGTATATGAAGCATTAAATGAATTAGCAGAATATGATCCAGAGGTTTATTACGATTATAGTACTGACAAATTGTTCTTAGAGAAGGATGAGGACGAGGAAGAAGACGAAGACGAAATGGATGAGGTTGTTCAAAAAGTTGGAAAATCTAGAAAGTAAAAAGCGAACATCATCATTATTTAAAAAACTTGTAAGCGAAATTCTTCCTCCTCCTCCTGAATTAACAGTTTCTGAATGGGCAGATACCTATAGACGGCTTTCCAGTGAAGCAAGTGCCGAGCCAGGACAATGGAGAACGTCCAGAGCCCCCTATCAACGGGAGATTATGGATGCTGTAACAAGCCGAGAATACGAGGATATTGTTATTATGGCGTCAGCGCAGGTAGGGAAGAGTGAAATTATAAATAATATAGCCGGATACCATATGCATCAAGATCCAGCACCAATTTTACTCATCCAACCAACAGTAGATAAGGCAAAAGATTACTCCAAAGAAAGGATTGCTCCCATGATTCGTGATACGCCGGTATTACGGAATTTAGTTTCAGATTCTAAATCAAGGGATAGCGGAAACACAGTATTATCTAAATCCTTTCCTGGTGGGTTTCTAGCTTTAACCGGAGCTAATTCTCCTGCAGGCTTAGCCTCCAAACCGATTCGAGTTGTATTAGCAGATGAAGTTGATCGCTTTCCTGTTTCGGCGGGTTCAGAGGGTGATCCAGTGAACCTAGCAGAAAAAAGAACAACGACATTCTATAATCGTAAAAAAATTAAAGTATCCACTCCGACGAATAAAGGTGCTTCACGAATTGAAAGGGAATTCGAGAAAAGCACAAAAGAATATTACAACCTCCCTTGCCCGTCATGTAAAGAATATCAACCTTTAAAGTGGGGTCAAATTCATTTTGAAACAGTAGAGCATGCTTGCAAAGAATGTGGGGCACTTCATAACGAATATGAATGGAAACTACAAAAGGGTAAATGGATTGCGGAAAACCCAAAGGCTAGGATTAGAGGTTTTCACTTGAATGAGCTTTTGAGTCCTTGGAAAAAGTGGAAGGAAATTATCCAGGCATTTAAAGATGCCAAGGAAGATGGACCGGAAGCTATGAAAGTTTGGGTGAATACAAGTTTAGGTGAAACATGGGAAGAGCAAGGTGAGCAGCTGGACGACAGTGATTTAATTAATCGAACAGAAGAATATACAGCAGATGTTCCAGAAGGAGTTAAAATCCTGACTGCTTCAGTAGATGTTCAGGATGATCGGTTTGAAATTGAAGTTGTAGGATGGGGATTAGGAAAAGAGTCGTGGGGAATTGAGTATCACACTATACGTGGGAATCTAAGCCAACCAAAGATATGGGAGGAATTAGATGAGTACCTATCGCGTAGTTGGTCTAAAAACGATGGGAGTAAATTCTCCATCCTATGTACTTGTATGGATAGTGGCGGTCACTACACCCAGGAAGTTTATAAGTTTACCAAAGCAAGAGAAACTCGAAGAATTTATGCTATTAAGGGGAAATCAACTGGAAAAGGTGAATATGATCCGTTAGTTGCTGGAACAACTAGAGCTAAACCTTCGAAAACTTTATTGGTTCATTTGGGAGTAAACGAGGGGAAAAGCAAGGTAATGTCCAACCTGAAAATAACCGAATTCGGCCCTAACTACTGCCATTTTCCAAAAGGCAAGGGCTATAACGAGGAGTACTTCAAAGGATTAACGGCTGAAAGGTTAGAGACGAGATATGAAAGAGGCGTTCCCTATCAAGTTTGGGTGAAAACAAGAGCTCGAAATGAGCCTTTAGATTTAAGAGTTTATAATACGGCAGCTTTAGAAATTCTAAATCCTAACTTAGAAAAGGAATATTCTAATTCACAACAACAAAGGAAAAAGAAACGGCGCCGCACAGCATCGAAAGGGGTTCAATAATGGAAGGATTGTCTGACTTAGAAATAGCTAAAAAGATGTATCTGGATTGGCTTTCTGCAGAATCAGCAGTAACTACAGGACAAAGTTATAGCATTGGCACCAGGTCATTGACTAGAGCCAATCTAACGGAAATAAGAAAATCAATTATCTATTGGAAAACCGAGATTGCTAAATTAGAAGGAAAGACAACTGGTAAGGGCAGAAGGGCCATGAGGTTTATGCCAAGAGATTTATAAAGGGTGATAGCTTATGAACTTTTTAGATAAAACAATATCTTTTTTTAGCCCTAAAGCCGGACTAAATCGAATGCATGCCAAAAAGAAAATGGAGATTATCAATAGTGGCTATGATAATCATGGTGCCAGTGCAAAAAAGAAAGCTATGCAAGGTTGGTTAACAAGCACCGGTTCCGTAATAGAAGACATTGAGTATAACATTGATACCCTTAGAGAACGTTCTAGAGATTTATATATGGGTGCTCCAATTGCAACAGGGGCATTAAAGACGATGAGAACCAATGTTGTTGGTGCCGGTTTAAGGCTCAATGCTCAAATTGATGCTGAGTACCTGAATATGACAGTAGAAGAGGCGGATGCTTGGGAAACAAAAGTCGAAAGGGAATTCGCGTTATGGGCTGACTCCATTACATGTGACGCTCAAAGGATGAACAACTTTTATGAATTACAGCAACTTGCCTTTCTCTCATGGTTAATGAGTGGAGATTGCATGGCGTTGCTGCCAATGATGCCAAGAACCGGAATGCCTTATGATTTACGAGTAAAAATAATTGAAGCTGACAGGGTTTGTACTCCATATGATGCTATTACGACTGACGATAAAATTATTAACGGTGTCGAGATTAACGGCATGGGAGAGGTAGTTGCCTATCACATTGCGGATAAACATCCCCATTCTTCAACGGCATCCATAAATAAATGGAGCAGAATTCCTAAGTTTGGTGCAGCATCTGGAAGAATAAATGTTATTCACTTGATGGAAAGCGAGCGACCAGAACAACGAAGAGGTGTTCCTGTACTTGCTCCAGTAATTGAAAGCTTAAAGCAATTGGCTAGATATTCAGAAGCAGAATTAATGGCAGCTGTCATTAATGGTATGTATTCCGTTTTTGTTACCACTGAAACGGGACAAGGAGACAATACTTTCAGCCCTTTAGATCCAGAGGACATGGTTGACGAAGAGGACGATTCCACTATTGAGTTAGGAAGTGGAACAGTCCATTTTTTAGGTGAAAATGAAAAAATTCAGGAGTCTAATCCTGGTAGACCAAATCCTAACTATGATGGATTTGTTACTTCTATATGTAGACAAATAGGAGCAGCGTTGGAAATTCCATATGAACTGTTACTAAAGAACTTTACATCTTCTTATTCAGCATCAAGAGGGGCGCTTTTGGAGGCATGGAAAATGTTTAAAATGCGTCGAGATTGGCTTTCAAATGGATTTTGCCAGCCAATATATGAGGAATTTCTTGCTGAGGGAATAGCCAAAGGAAGGATTTATGCACCTGGATTCTTTACAGATCCAATGGCTAGAAAGGCATATTGTGGAGCTGAATGGAATGGGCCTTCTCAAGGCCAATTAGATCCTTTGAAGGAGGTGAATGCAGCAGAGAAGCGTGTGGCAAATGGATTCTCTACACGTTCTCAGGAAACCGTTGCTATGGGTAATGGAAACTTCTTCAAGAATAATCAGTTAAGGGCGTTGGAAGAAAAAGCGAGAAGAGAATCTGGATTGATTCAGGAAGAAATATCGAAATCAGCAGATACCTCAAAAGATGAGAGGGACGAAGAGGAGGTGAAAGACGAATGAAATTAAGTATAAGAGGTCCTATTATACCAAGCGATTACCAAATGATATACGACTGGTTTGGAATCGATGCAGTGAGTCCAAAGAAAGTACAAGATTTTTTGGATAACATTGATCCAGACAATAAAGAGGATATCGTTCTCGAAATTAATAGTGGTGGAGGATCTGTTTTTGCAGCATCGGAGATATATGCTCTTTTAAAGGAGCACCCAAACAATGTAATTGCAAAAGTTTTAGGACTAGCTGCCAGCGCAGCATCCTTTCTTATGCTTGCTGCCAATAGTACTTTGATGACTCCTACAGCTCAGATAATGATTCACAATGCCTCATCGATGGCTAGTGGAGATTATCGAGATATGGATCATGCTTCTAACATTTTAAAAAATACAAACTTGGCCATTGCAAATGCTTATAAGTTGAAAACAGGTAAGTCTCATGAAGAGTTGTTGTCCATGATGGATAACGAAACCTGGTTAACAGCCCAACAGGCAAAACAAATTGGATTGATTGATGAAATCATGTTCGATAATGGTGATATTGGGAACAGCATTGTAGCAAGTGCTAACTCTACATTTAATGATGGTATACTCCCACAAGCTGTTATTGATAAATTCCGGAATGAAGTGTTAGGAATGCAGATACCAAATGCTCCAGGAACATCTCAACTTACTAACATGGTAATCAATCAAACTAGCACAAATAAGGAACCACAAAAACCAAAGGAGGAACCAAAGAATATGGATTTAGAAACACTTAAAAATGACCATCCTCATTTATTTGAACAAGTGAAGAACCTTGGACATCAAGAGGGAGTTGCTGCAGAGAATAATCGGATTAAGGATATAGAGGATCTTCAAATGCCAGGTAACGAAGCATTAATTAACAAGGCGAAGTTTGAAGAAAAAATAGAAGCGAGCGCCCTTGCTATTCAAATAATCAAAGCAGAAATGGAAAGAGGAACTAATTATTTAGGCAACGTTCAAAAAGATGCTCAAATTATTAATCAGGTTCCTGGTGGTAGTGCTCCAGCTGCAAATAGTGGAACTTCAGCCGATACTAACGCTTTGCTTGCTGTACTTAATAATACAGATGATGGGCAAGAGAATGAGTTAACTAACCTATTAGGAGGTGCATTACAATCATGAAAATGAATGAAGTCATTGGAGAGATTGGATATGACAATTTGTTTGCCGGCACCACTGTCCCGGTTAATCAAAAGTCAGTACAGATTAAATCTGGTCAAGGGGTTTTGCTTCGCGGTACTGTTTTAGCAATTGAAACGGCAACAGGATTAGCTGTTAAGGTAGATAGCACTAAAACTGGAGGAATTGAGACTGCAGATTGCATATTAACAGACGATGTTGATACAACGACCTCAGTAGCTTCCACAGCTTATAGTTCTGGGCTTTTTAATCGCAATGCTTTAATTTTTGGTGGAGCAGATACAACCGCCAACCATGAAAAGACACTAAGAACATTAGGTATCTATCTAAGCGAAAACCTATAAAATTGGAGGATTTAAAGTGAATTTAAAACTATATCAAACAACAACTATGCTTCCGGCAATTCAGAGAATGATTGCTCCAACAAACTTTTTGAAAAACACATTTTTTCCAGATGGAGAAACTTTTGTGACAGAAGAAGTATTACTGGACTACACCAAAGGAAAAAGGAAAATGGCTCCGTTCGTTGCTCCAAGAGTTGGTGGAATTACAATGACGAGAGAAGGATATAAAACAGAAAAATATCTAGCTCCTAAAATTGCACCTCAAAGAGCAATAACAATTGATGATCTTGTTATTAGGGGATTAGGAGAAAACATTGTCAGCAGTAAAACACCGCAGCAAAGACAAGTAGAACTCTTAGGAAAAGACATTAAGGATTTAACTGCCATGATTACAAGAAGGCAGGAATGGATGTCAGCACAAGCTCTTTTGAATGGAAAAGTGCTCATGAAAGGCTATATTGACCGGAGTGATAAAAATTATGTTACTCAGGAACTGGATTTCAACTTTACAAATAAAGAAATATTAGAAGGTTCCGATCGTTGGGGGCAAGGCGGTAATATCTATGAAGATTTAGAGAATTGGAAACTTGAAATCACACAAAAAACGGATGTTACTGTCGATATGGTTATCATGGGTAGAGACGCACTTAAAGAATTCCGTAAGGATGCGGATATCCGAGCATTAATGGATATTAGAAACATGAATAACATTGAATATAAGCCGGTTTATAAAGGTGAGGGTGTAAGTTATATCGGTAGAATTGCAGAACTAAACTTGGATATTTACACTTATGATTCTTGGTATGTGGATGATGACAACATAATGAAGCCTTTTATTCCAGCAAATACAGTTGTTCTTGCAAGAGCAAATCTTGGAGAAACTTTGTATGGCGCCATTACGCAAATGGAAAAATCAGAGCAATTTATGACATATGAAGGAAAAATCATTCCTAGATCATGGGCTGATGTCAATGCAGAGGCTAGAATGATTCGTTTAGCAAGCCGTCCAGTTCCAAAACCAAACGATGCCGACGAATGGTTCGTTGCACAGGTGGTGTAATAATGATTATAGAATTTAAATTAAAAAGTCGTTACAACGGTAAACGATTTAAACCAGGTGAACAATCAGATATTCCAGAAGATGTAGCAAAGCGTTTAGTGAAATGCGGAGCTGCTTTTTTTATTGAGAAAAAAGAAGTCGTTGATCTTAACGATGGTAAGGAAGTTGAGCAGCTGGGACCTCCTTTAGATCCAGAATTGGATGATCTTAATGATGATACCAATGATTTTCATAAGCTTTTGTATAACAAATTCAATAAAGACATCTTAAAGGAAGCTGCTATGGAAGTAGGTATTTTAGTTCCAGCAATCGTGCAGAAAAAAGATGATCTTATAGCATTAATCATTGCAGAAGGAAAAGCAGAGGAAGTATTAGCACTTCCAGTTGATTTCAATGAGTAATTTTAAAGATTTCCTTGCATTTGATGTAAAAAATACCTTCTTTAATGAGAATGAGTTTGCTCAGAAACTAGCTGTTAATGGTAAGGAAGTAACCGTAATTCTGGACAATGAACAACTGCAACAAAAACAATTTGGGAATGGTGGAGAGGGACTCGAAAAGGCAGAGGTCCTTTTTTCTGTGCCTAAAATGGAGTTGGATTACAGACCTAGAAACGGGGAAATCATGCAGCTAGGAGGGAAGAAATACCGTGTAATAAGCGTTTCTAGTGATGATGAAATGTATGTCATCACGTTAGGGAGGAATCAATAATGCCTTTAACAGTCGATATTGACCGTGCTTTATTAAACAATGTTCAAAATCGTCTTGGTCCTTTTCCCAAAAAAGCTCCCGATATCATAAGCAGAGCATTAAACAGAGCAATGACTAATGTTGCTGCAAGTATTTCACGGGAAGTAAGACAGGATTACAACATAAAAGCTAGTGACGTAAAAAACACATTGAGTAAAACAAGAGCGTCTAAGTCTAGATTGTCTGCCATTGTAACATCTAGGGGGCAAGTAATTCCTATTGATCGTTTTAAAGTGTCTCCTAAAACAGTGCAACCAAGAAGGAAAAAACCAATCAAAATGGCTGTTAAGAAAGGCACTGGATTGGTAGCCGTTAAAGGTCCTTTCGTTGTAAATATCAATGGAATTAAGGTATTTAGAAGGGAAGGAGAGAAACGATTACCTGTTAAAAGAGTTATGGGGCCTTCTGTTCCACAAATGATTGGTAATCAAGAGGTTGTTAATAAGATTAATCAATCTGGCTATGAAACATTTTTAAGCCGTGTAGATTATGAGATTAATAGAGCCTTAGGAAGAGGATAAGGATTAACATGATACCAGAGAATTTACAGAGCGAGTTAATCAAACGATTTCAAAAAGTATTTAAGAGCGATTTGTTCAATGGTCCAAATGGGGAAAGGGTTCCCGTTAAAGTCTATGAGCAACATTTACCTATACCGAAACGAAATGAAAATCCACATGACGAATTTGCAGAAGAAGATGATAGCTCATCTTTTTATCCAGCAATCGTTGTGCAGTTATTCGAGGGAAATCAGGAGGCGTGGGATACTCCTCAAAATATTACTGTGAATATCATTGTAGGTGTACATGATGAATCGGAGGACAGAAGTGGATATAAAGATGTACGAGCAATTCTTAGGAAATTATCAATGGATATAGCTAAGAATCGTTTAATGAAAAAACAATATTCTATCCCTGCTCCTCCAAGGTGGAAGCTTCACGATGAGGATACACATCCGTTTTATTTTGGAGCCATGTTACTACAATTTGAAGATTCTATCCAAACATTAGATGAAGGGGTGACTAAATTAATATGAGTACGACTAGAAATAACAAAAAAACTGATGAAGAAATTAAAACAGTTACTGAGCAAGTCGCTCAAGTGGTTGAGGAAAATCCAAAAGTTGAAACAGAAGTAAATAAAGAATCAACGGCCGAAAAAGCTAAGGAATCTATATCAACAATTGTTGCAGCAGCCGAAGAGGCCGAGGTGGATGTTCATGAATTAAGAAAGGCAGAAGAAGTAAAAACGCTTATTTATGTTGGGCCAAGCCTTCCTGGACATATTTTGCCGCAATATTCTACTTTTACAAGCGGGGTTCCGATTCATGTAAAAGAGGAAATCAAAAAGTGTCCTTTTATTCAGGAGTTAATTGTACCTGTTACCCAATTAGCAGAAGTTAATGGGAATTTAACGAACAAAGGATCAAAAGATCAAATTATGTATGAAAAAGTTTCTGAATTTTACAAGGGAGGTACTAATTAATGGCATATGAACATGGAACCAGTATAAGAGAAAAAGATACATCCGTAACGCCTCCTGTGCAGAACATAGGAGGCGTTCAAATTTCTGTGGGTATTGCTCCAATTCACTTGGCTGTTGATCCTACAGCAGTAACCAACATTCCTATTTTGGCCAACAATAAAGCGGAGGCAGAAGCCAAACTTGGTTACAGCGAAAATTTCAGCAAATATACGCTTTGTGAGACGATGTTTGCGTCTTTAGATTTATCATCTGTTGGACCTGTTGTGTTTATCAATGTTCTTGATCCAACAGTGCATAAAACAGCAGTGACAGATGCTAACTTAGCTATCACAAAGGGAGCAGCTGTAATTAATGATGAAGGTGTTTTACTTTCATCTGTGAAGATTAAGAGCACCGATGGCACAAAAACGTATGAAAAAGATAAAGATTATACTATCAGCTTTAACGCAGCTGACAAACCTGCAATTACTGTTTTAACTGGTGGCACCATTGGCGCTGCTACTGCAGCTAAAGTTACGTACGATAAAATTGATCCATCCAAAGTAACAAAGGCAGACATCATCGGAGGATATGATAGCACTTCCGGTAAATACAAAGGCCTTGAATTGCTCCAACAAGTATATCCAAGGTTAGGAGTTGTTCCAGGATTAATAACGGCACCAGGTTTTTCTCAATTTCCGGACGTTTATGCAGTAATGGTTGCAAAAGCTAAGAGTATTAACGGTAGTTTTAATGCTGACGTAGTTGCAGATGTTGACACTACTGTTGCTACTAAATACGAGGATGTCCCAACATGGAAGAATGATAACGGCTATACAAATGCAAGAAGTATTGTATTATGGCCAAAAAGCAAGATTGGAACTAGAATCCTACACGCTAGTTCAGTTTTTGCTGCGTCTCAGAAAGCATTGGATGCAACGACTGAAGATGTTCCAGCAAATTCCTTGTCTAATAAATCAGTTGCCATTAGTGGTGCTTGTCTTGCAAATGGAGCAGAAATTTATTTAGATCCGATTCAAGGTAGCTATCTGAATGGCCACGGAATCGTGACTTTCATTAATTGGGGTGGCTGGAAAGTATGGGGTAACAATACAGCAGCATATCCAGGTACTACAGATCCTAAAGACAGATTCATTAACTTACGCAGATTAATGAACTGGTGGGGAAATAGCTTTGTTGTTACCTTCTGGAATAACATTGATGATTTAACAAGCACTCGATTAATTGAGGGTATTGTGGACAGTGAAAATATACGAGCAAACGGATTAGTTGCTGCAGGATATATCGCCGGAGCAAGTATTGAGTTTAGAGAGGAAGATAATCCTCAAACAGATATCTTGAACGGGAAGATACAATTCCTTACGAAAATCGGAGGATATACACCAGCTGAACACATCGTAAACACGCTCGAATTTGATCCAACATTTATGGTTAATAGTCTATTTGGAGGTGCTTAAACATGTTAATACCTGATAAAATCGCCGATTATAACGTTTATGATGATAAAAATAAGATTATAGGGATTTCTGGTGAAGTTACGCTACCGACTATGGAATCGATGACTTCCACGCTTAGTGGAGTTGGTATCTTAGGTGAGGTAGAAACACCAAACGTTGGACATTTTGGAAGTATGTCTATGGAACTGCCTTGGAGAACGTTAACCGATAAAACGTTTAGTTTTGCTACCCATGCAGGCAGACCATTAATTCTAAGGGGAGCTATCCAACAATACAACACAAGTAACGGTGGCGTTGGATACGTGGGTGTGAAAATCACTATTAAATATTTAGCAAAAGGAAACGATCTTGGGAAACTGGCAAAAGGTGCCGCGATGGAATCCAAAAACACACTAGAAGTTTGGTACATCAAATGTGAAATTAACGGTAAAACGACTTTGGAATTAGATAAATTGAATGGCGTTTATAAAGTAAACGGAGTCGATCAATTAGCAGCAATTAATAAACTAATCTAAGAAAAGAGGAAACTATAATGCCAGAATTAAATAAAACAGAAAATACAGAAGCAACAGAAACAACAGCTACAGCAGCAAACACGAAAGGTCTTGTTAAATTTAACAAGCCTTTTCTTTTTGATGGAAAAACTTATAACGAAATTGATTTAAGTGGTGTAGAAGAGTTAACTGGGCAAGATCTAGACGATGCTGAAAACATGCTTATGCGTGTAAATAAGCCTGCTATGGTTCCTGAAATGAGTATGACATACCTGTTATTCCTAGCTTCTAGAGCTACAGGACAACCCGTTGAGTTCTTTACACAATTGAAAGCTCAAGATAGCTTAAAAGTAAAAAGAACGGTGACAAGTTTTTTGAACTCAGCGGAGTAATTAGCTTTAAAGAAGGTAAATTCAAGAAAAATTATGATCGAAAAACCTTAAATAAAGTTTTCATCAAGTTATCAATAGCAACGAAAACACCTAAAACATACTTCCGAAATCTTACTTTTTTAAATCTTTTAAGAGAAATAGAAGATGTTAAAGAGGTGTTAGATGAGAAATGAATAATGAAAGAGCCTTTCAAATTGCTTTCCAGCTTGGCGGAAATATTGATCCTTCATTCCGCCAGGCTTTTGCTACTGCGAATGAAGCACTAGGAAATACCGAACAAAGAACAGAATCATTAAGCCATAGCACTGAAAGCCTTCAGACCGGCATGAGCCTTTCATCTAAAGCTGCTATTGCAGCTGGAGGGGCCATTGCTGCAGTTGGTGTGGGTTTAGGTGCTGCGGTTATTTCAGCAGACCAATATTCAAATGCAATGAAACAGGTAGAGGCTGGTACAGGTGCAACCGCCGAGGAAATGAAGGAAATAAAGGAGATATCCAAAAACCTTTATAACAAAAACCTTGGAGAAGATTGGAACGACTTAGCACAAGCGATCCAATCAGTTAAGTCAGTCACTGATCTATCGGGCAAGTCCTTAGAAACAGCAACAAAATACGCGATTCAATATAGGGATGTTTTTGGAGAGGATATTGCGGAATCCATAAAAGCCAGCGATACCATGATGAAAAACTTTGGAATCACTGCTGATCAATCCTATAACCTTTTAGCACAAGGAGCACAACGCGGTCTCAACAAGTCTCAAGAGCTTTTGGATTCAGCTAATGAATACTCCGTTTACTTCAAAACCCTTGGCTATGATGCAAATGAGATGTTCGACATCTTCAATGCAGGGTTAGAAAATGGCGCCTTTAACCTATTAATTTGGGCTTTATGGTGGCGACACCATATCGAAACCTCCTTAATTCATGGGAAGCACCTAACGTTAATGACGAGGGCAATCATGAGCGAAGCCTTGGAAAAGGAACGTGCAACGACTATCGGTGAGACACCGAGTACACGCAAGCGCGTGGAAATAGGAGGGGACTCTTTGAGTCTTTGATATAGTCTGGACTACATGGAACAACATGTAGCAGTCATTCGATGACGGGCAAGGGATTAGCGAACCTTGTTGAACATATTGAGATAAAGTGGGCGACTTAGTAAAAGAATTTGGCATTCGTATAAAAGATGGAAGTACAGCAACATCCGACGCGTTAAGTTATCTGTTTCAAGCAGATGGATTCGATGATTACATGACCAAACTCCAAAATGGTGGAGCTTCTACCAAGCAATTCATGGAGCTTGCTGCCAAGGTTGGAAAGGAAAATGCTGCTGCACTCCTAAAAGATTTAAAAAGTTCTGGAAAAGCCTCCGAAAAGGCATATAAGGACATTGAATATACAATGGGCGGAGCAGGTCAATTCCTGGATGCTCTCTCCTCTGGTGCATTAGAAGGTAAAGATGCGATGCAACAGGTTATCGAAAAGATCTCTGAAATTGGGGATACTAGCGTTCAGTCACAAATGGCTGTAGCGCTTTTTGGTACGCAAGCAGAGGATTTAGAAATGAAAACCTTGCTTGCTCTTGGTAATGTCCAAGAGTCCTTCGATATGACCAAGCAAACGATGGAGGAAGTAGGAAAAATTAAATACGATACCATAGGAAATGCCATTAAAGGTATAGGGCGGCAATTCGAAACGGAGTTTCTCATTCCAATTGCTGAAAAAATACTCCCTCATTTAAATGTATTTTCCAACTATATGGCCAATGATTTATCAGATTCTATTAAAAGCTTTAAAGATGCCATGAGCGTCATTGGGCCGATCGTTTTAGGTTTATCTACTTCTATCCTTGTATACAAGGGAACTTTAATGGGAGTTGCTGCATCGCAAGTTGCATTTAATGCTATCCAGAAAGCAAGCATTGTTTTATACCGAGCTCATCGCGCCGCCATGATCGCCTATGCTCTTTATGGTGGAGGATTAAAAGGTATTATTGCCGGTATGAGAGCAGCAATGCTTGGTTTAAATGGAGCAATGCTAATTAATCCATTTGTGTTGGTTGCAGCTGCTATAGCAGGTTTAGTGGTGGCTTTTGTTGCTGCTTATAAAATGTCTGATACTTTTAGAAATAAAGTGGATAGTGCCTTTGCGAGTATAAAAGCTATTGTTGCATCTTCAGTTGCATATGTAACAACAATGGCACCTCAATTATGGCAAGGTTTTCTTGATTTCACTGTATCTACATTTGCTCAGATCCAATCAGCATACAATCAAACAGCTGATTATATCGGATCTAAAACAAGCGCAGTTGCTCAGTGGTTTAATGGATTGCAAGGTCCAGCGAAACAAGTAGTGGATTATATAAAGGACTCCTTTTCAACAATCGGAAACACACTTGCTACCCTTTCACCGTTAATCGGTCGACTTGGATTATCCTTTTTAGGGGTAACGGGTCCAGTAGGTTGGGTGATTGCCAGTGTAATTTCAATAGGGGCGTTCCTGTATAAGCTGATTAGTACAAATGATGAAGTTAGAGCATCCCTGGTGGGTGCCTGGGAATCTATAAAAAGTGCAGTTGCTCCAATTGTTGAGCTATTTGGCGTTTTTGGCCAAACATTACTATCCATGTTAATGCCTGCTGTTTCTGAAATAGCTACTTCCTTTGCAACATTAGGTCCTGAATTCCAAAAAACAGGACAAATAATCATGGATAGCTTTATTGCATTAGGTCCTTCTTTTGCTGAATTAGGAACTGCATTTGGTGAGTTGTTTCAAGCTGTAGGTGGTTTATTTGCAGAATTTGCACAGTCTCTAATTCCTTTAATCATTGATGGGGTAACAACGTTGCTTCCTATTTTGGCTACTCTGTTTACTACTTGGTTTTCTTTAACATCAGAAATAGCTAGTATTGTTCTACCATTGTTGTTAAGCGCAGTTCAACAAATTTTTCCGTTGATTGTCTTATTTATTCAATCAAGTATGCCTTTAATTGTGGAATTACTGGGTTTATTGATACCTGTAATTGTTGAAATTGCAACATCAATTCTTCCACTCCTTTTACAAGGGGCACAGTTGATTTTTCCTGTAATTTTGGCAATTATCCAGGCAGTTCTACCAATAGCTATTCAGCTAATAGGCGCTTTGGTCCCTGTTATACTTTTAATAGCACAGGTTGCTCTACCCTTGGTGCTGCAAGTGGTCCAAATGGCGTTTCCTTTAATTTTAGCAATTATCCAGGCTGTTATTCCGATTATTACCATTTTATTGCAAGGAGTAGCATTATTTTTAACTAATATACTAGTTCCGGCGATTCAGCTTTTACTGCAAATCGTCCAATTTGTGTTTCCGTTAATTTCAATGGCGATCAATAATGGGCTAACGTTTGTGACTGGCATTTTAAAAACTTTTACCTCCCTAATCCAAGGTGACTGGTCTGGAGCATGGGAAAATATAAAGGAAACAGCCAAAAATATCATGAATAACATTATTGAATTCTTTAAAGCAATCAACCTGTACGATACAGGAAAAGCCATTCTTAACGGTTTGATTGATGGAATTAAATCGATGGCAAATGCAACGATGAATGCTATTGGTGGAATTGTTAATGGAATTATAAAAGGGATCAATTGGGTGCTTGATAAAGTAGGCGTAGAAGTCTCCTTAAACCAATGGGAAGTGCCGCAATATGCAAAAGGTACTGGAGCGCATCCTGGTGGATTAGCAATCCTTGGAGATGGTGGCGGTCCAGAATTATTCCGCACTCCATCTGGATTTGTTGGATTAAGCCCTGGAACAGATACGCTAATGAATTTGCCGAAAGGCACACAGGTTATTCCACACACTCAAACACAGCAGATCATGAACAATTACAATGTCCCTGCTTATAAAGAAGGAACAGGCGTGACAGATGCCCTTAAAACCGGCTGGGGCTGGGTGAAAGACAAGAGTTCTGCAGCGTGGGATTGGACAAAGGAAAAAGGATCTGAAATAAAAGATGCTGCACTTGATGTGTGGAGCTATATTTCTGATCCATCTAAACTCATGGATAAAGTTTTAGAGCAATTTGGAGTGAGTGCTCCTAACCTTTCTGGAATCTTTAACGATGTGATTGGTGGTTCCTTTAAGCTGATTAAAGGTAAAGCGGTTGAATTCGTAAAAGAAAAAATAGAGGGATTCGGCAGCTGGAGCGGTGGAGGTGCTGCTGCATCTGGTGATGTGACAAAGTGGTTAACAGCTGCAATTAACATCACTGGCGTTCCAATGTCTTGGTTAGGGCCATTGCAAACAATGGCCATGAAAGAATCCGGGGGAAACCCTAGAGCCATAAACCTTTGGGATATCAATGCTCAAAGAGGCATCCCTTCCAAGGGACTTATGCAAACCATTGACCCTACCTTTAAAGCTTACAAGCTACCTGGAATGGATGACATTTGGAATCCAATTCATAATGCTGTAGCGTCTATTCGTTATACACAGTCGAGATATGGTTCCATTTTTAACACTCCTGGTATTGCTTCAATGGCAAGTGGTGGAGGCTATAAAGGCTATTATCAAGGCGGAACGACTCCAAATACTGATTATTATTGGGCTGGAGAACGTGGACCAGAATTAATAAAACTACCTGGAGCCACTCAAATAAACTCTAATTCTTCAAGCAGATCCATCCTGGATGGATTGCTAAGAAGCTTCATGAGTTTTGGTAGTGAAAAATCAAATATTGTTTCTTCTGGAAACAGCGGAGGAAATACTTTTGATATTAACTTTGCTCCTGTAATCCATGTTAATGGCAATAGTGGCAATTTGTACGAGGAAGTATTGGACGCATTAAGAACAGCAAAAGGGGAACTGAAAGAAATGTTAATTCGTTTGCTGCTTGAGATTGAAAATGATAAAGATCGGACGAGCTTATCATGAGTAGGTACGTGACAGTAAGTGGTGATACATGGGATAAGATAGCATACGAGCAATTGGGGAGTGAATATCTCTTCCCATTGCTTCTTGCTGCTAATCCTAAATATCGATTAACCATTCATTTTACAAGCGGAATTGAGATAACCATTCCTGATTTTGATCTGGAAGAAACATATGAGCATCAAAGGCCAGCTTGGCTAGATGAAGATTTAGATGATGTAACAGAAGAAGAGGAAACATTAGAGTATGCAAGTGAGGAGGATTCGTAATGACAGACGGGAGACGTATCAGCTATGACTTAAAATACAACGGTAAAGATTTCAATTCTGATATTGATCCCTTTATTACGAGTCTTACCTATAACGATAATTTCACCGGTTCTGCAGACGATATAACCATTAATTTAGCAGATAAAAGTAATATCTGGTTAGGAGATTGGATGCCTGAAAAGGGAGCTGCTATTACGGCGAAATTAATTATTCCACCAGGTTGGGGAAATAAAAGTACGATTAAACGAGATTTAGGATATTACGAAATAGACGAATCAAGTGGCGGTGGCCCTCCTACAACCGTAAGTATAAAAGCAACGTCCATCCCTCAAGAGTCTTCTATAAAAGGAGAAAAAAAGTCGAGATCATGGGAAAAGACGACGTTAAAAAAGGTACTTACTGACGTAGCTAAAAAGAACGGATTAGGCATTTATTATGATGCCGCAGACAATCCTAGTTTTGATCGATTGGACCAAGAATACGAGTCAGATGGAGCTTTTCTTTATCGACTCTGCAATGAAAATGGATTGGCACTAAAACTGGCCAATAAAAAAGTATATGCCATTGATGAGGAACAATTAGAATCAGAGGATTACGTCACAACTATTAATCGTACAGATCAATTAATTAAATCCTGGAGTTATAAAGATACGTTGAATGGCAGCTATAAATCATGCAAAGTATCCTATACGGATACTCAGAAAAAGAGAACGTATAAGAGTACTTTCACTCCTTCCAAGCCTCCTAAAACAGGTAGAGTCTTAGTGGTTAATGAAGAGGTGGAATCGGATGCTGCAGCTCATCGTCTAGCCAAAAAGAAATTACGTGAAGCAAATAAAGGGGCAACAACTGTCACCATAACGATGGTAGGAATTGTTGATGTGTACGCAGGACAAAACGTGAAGTTAGCGGGTTTTAATAAGTTGAATGGGAAGTATATCATTACTTCTCTTTCTGGTAAAACGGGCGATTCATCGGAGACAACATTAAATTTGAGAAAATGCTTGGAGGGATACTAATGAACATCATTGAGGGAAGAGTATCTGCTGTTTATCCAAGTAAAAATACTGTAAAAGTAAAAAGGGATGACAACGACACCGTTACAAGGGAATTAGTGGTACTTAACAGAGGGGATAAATGGTTCCCTGTTGAGGGAGAGTATGTCGCCTGTATTATGGGAAAAGGTAACGGTTATGTTTTAGGAGCAATTTAAAAGGTGGTGAAACCGTGGCTAAAATCGGAAGTTTTGGCGGTATCACTTTTGAAGTATCAACCAAAAAGGTTTTAACCTTTGATAACTTATCAAGAAGTGGAGAGGCCAGATGGACGGAACATGAAGTAAAAGGGAAGCCAATATCCGAGTTCGTTGGTCCTGGTCAAGAGTCCGCATCTTTCTCTCTTACTCTTAGCAGAAGGTGGGGCGTAGATCCTACCGCATCATTAGATAAGCTCCGTTCTTTTCGAGATAGTGGAAAGACTGGAGCTTTTATTATTGGAAGTAAGTCCATTTCAAAGAATTATTGGTATATCGCATCCTTAAATGAAGGCGAATACCAAATTGACGGAAAAGGACGGATTATTAGCATAAAAGTGGATGTAAGTATCAAGGAATATGCCAGGGACATAAAAGCAGTAACGATTAAAAAACCAAAGCCAAAACCAGCCAAGAAGAAAACAACAGCATCCAAAAAGAAAGTGTATGGGACCATTACTATAAAGGTCGGGATGTTGAATTGTAGGGCTTCTAGGAGTCTAAAAGGGAAAATCTTAAAAGTTCTTCGCAAAGGGCAAAAATTTAAAGTATACGGTGTAAAAACAACTGATATCCCTTGGTATGATCTTGGCGGTGGTAAGTATTGTAGTGCTGTTTCAAAATATACATCATTGAAGAAAGGATGATGAGCATGAGCACCTATCAAATATCTCCATTTGGCAGTATCGACTTTGGAGCAACTGGCATAAAAGCTAAATTGCAAAACGCATCCTTTCTATTGGCTACAATGAAAGGAACATGTTTTATGGACCGAGAGGCCGGATGGCTTATACCGGTTGATGAACTAAATGAGGCGGCAAAGGTTCAATATACCGCGGATGTCGTGGAGCTCCTTCAAAATAATATTGAAGGGCTGACTGTAGAAGAGGTTACTTTTCAATCAGAACCAGAGGAAGCTGTTCTCTATCCCAATGTGAAAGTGGTGTTTGAGAATGGCTAGATTCGGTTTACCAGATGTCGATTTTGTGGAAGTTGATCCAGAAGAAATGGAAAGTATTGCGGTTGCTCATTTTCAAAGTTTGACTGGAATAGCCCTGGATGAAACGGATGTAAGAAGAAAGTTCATTAAGTCCATTGTTTTCCTGGCCACTATGTTAGGAAACAACATTGATTACACAGGGAAAATGAACTTGTTAGCTTTTTCTGCAGATAACTATTTGGATCATTTAGGAGTAAAAAAGAATGTGGACCGGCTAGAACCGCGAGCAGCTGAAACAGTTGGACGTTTTGAGTGTAATCCGGTGGAACCATTTACTATTCCGAGTGGAACAAGAATGTCTGTTGGAGATTTAGAGTTTGCGAGTACAGAAGATTACCAGGTTACACCAGGGATGAGCTTTATTGATATCCCTTTGACTTGCTCTGAATTAGGGGAAGTTGGAAATGGATTTCTCCCTAACCAGATTACCAATATTGTAGATAATGATAACTTACCTTGGGTAACGAAGGCGTACAATATAACGAAATCAGATGGAGGATTAGATTGGGAAGAAGATGATCCTTATGCTGATAGGATAAGACAATCAAACTCTCAATATAGTACAGCAGGTCCAGAGGACGCGTATATTTATCATACCAAGTCTGTCAGTTCTGAAATCGTCGATGTTGCAGTTTACTCACCCTCAGAAAGTGTTGTTGCAATTGTTCCTTTATTGGAAAATGGAGAATTGCCAACAGCGGAAATTCTAAGGGCAATTGAGGAGAAGTTGAATGATCGAACAATTCGTCCATTAACAGATAAAATACTCACTGAAATGCCCGAAATCGTTCGTTATGATATCCAGGTGAATTATTATATTCCAAGGTCTAAATCAAGCGTAGAAACGACGATAAAGGGCCAGATAAACGCAGCCATTGATGATTACATCAAGTGGCAAAAAAGCAAGCTTGGTAGAGGGATAGATGCAAGTGAACTGGTCAGCAGAATTAAAGAAGCAGGAGGCGTTCGTGTGACCGCCAGTAGTCCTTCTCAATTTATTGTCCTTAGCAAAACTCAAGTGGCTCATTCAAATGCCGTGAGCGCCAATTATGGAGGTCTGGTGGATGATTAAGACACTAGAAAACTTTGAAATTGGTGATTTGCTTTCCGATAGTCTAAAAAAGGACAAAAATATTGCTGCGTTAGCATATGCACTGACTCCTATTTTCCGTAAAATCCTTGCTCAAACACAATCAGTTCAAATGTTTGAGGGAATACCAGAACATTTATTAGATTTTATTGCTTATGAAGAAGCAGCTGAATTTTACGATGTGAATATGACGAATGATCAAAAGAGAATTCTTATTGCTACTGCAGAATCCATTCATAAAACCAAAGGAACTCCAGCAGCAGTTGAAGACGTGATAACTCCCTTTTTCACTAAAGGGAGAGTAAGTGAGTGGTTTGAATATGGAGGGAAACCATACCATTTTCAAATCTACACAAACGAATACCTAAAAAATGAGCAAGACATAGCAAAATTGTTCCGAATGGTAAATACGGTAAAACGACGAAGCACACGTTTAGAGCGTGTGTTTTTTAATTGGGAAAACGGAATTGCTGTTGAAGCTATAGCAGCAGAAAACAATATTGAAATCCATCCGATGGCTGGTACATTCCTTTGCGGTCAGTGGCCTGAAGTCTCCACATTAGGCAGATTAATAGATGGTGGATTATCTGTGCAAAGAGAGGATTATTACAAAGTGGAAACCACTTTCGAGTATCCAGGATTCTTTGCGAATAGCAAGGATAGAACTGAACTAATTCAAAAAGAATTTAGTAACATCATTCAATTAGAACGGGCTCCTTTGGATTATTCAAACGTTGAATTCTTAATGGCAAATAACTCTTTAATGGTTGGTAAGTTTAAGACAGGAAGCACAGAGCTATTTGAGGACATCCAAGTTTCCTCCGAAAGTAATTTGACTGTTGAAAGTGAAAATTATACTTCTATCCAGGAGGAGTTGGCTAGAACAGGCCAATTCTTTGTTGGGAGTAAAGAAGAACTTGAAAAAATCCAAAAGGAATACCTGCAGAACATTGAAATTGGAATGGTAAAAGATATGTCTTTAGTGGAGTATATGGCAGCAAGAAAGGATCTTAATTTAAATTTCCTAGTCGGTTCCACTGAGACGTTTAAACAATATACACGGTCAACCTCCTCATCGGTAAATTTAACAGATGATGAGAGTACAACCACAAGCAATTATAAGCTCACTGGTCAATTTTATGCTGGAGAGGAGGAGTAAAGATGCCTTTAACTACAACTGCCCACAATAAATTAAAAACCTATTTTAAAAATAGAGTGAAAGAAGGGCGTTATGTTATCGGAGGTGTAACTAAAACCATCGATATATTTGAAACACTTCAAGAGGGTGATCAGATAACCTTTTATTTGTATTTAGATGATTCCATTTCTGGTGCCATTACAAAATACCAATTAATCGATTTGGATGGAGACATATTTGACGATCAACCTGAAAGCATTACTAAAAAAAATATAAATGGTGTTCTAGTAGCTTTCCGATATTCTGTGAAAAAACTTTAAAGGAGTGACATAAATGGCACAAAATTATTCAAAGGTCGGATGGCAAGACCATGTTAAAGATGAAACCACTGGAGTTATTTTACGACAGGGAACGCCTGTAAGTGCAAGTAACCTGAATAAAATGGATGCTGGTATTGAACTTGCTCATCAAAAGCTTGAAGGTGCTAATAGACAGGTTCAAAGTATCGGGCAGGGCATGCAGGTTTTAAATGGTGATGTAAATGCTCCTGTATCTATTCAAATGGACGGACGTACACTTGTCTCCTTACAGAATACAGAGCTAGATGCTTCTAAATTTTACGTCCTAGCAGATAAGCGAACAAAGGTAAAATTTAGTGACAGCTTAATTGTACAAGGTGTTAACAAATTCCAAGGTGTTAATGCTAAACCTCAAATTATTACTCGAATTGCTAATTTTGAGAACAAATCAGCCGGTAGTATAACGGATAATCCGCATATTGCAAAAAGTAATAGCCAAAGCACTGGCGCTTGGAATGTCTTGGCAGCACCTTCAGCATTTCAATCTGAATTTAGTGGTGCTTATTCTACTGTTAGTAAGTTAGATGGAGCATTTACTCAACTAATTCAAACTGTTCCTGGTAATATGGCACAAGGTTTATTGTCATATAACGTAGTGGAAGAAATTGAAAGAAACGTTGGAAGAATTCCACGAAATACTTTTGCCGAAAAAGTTCAATGGATTAAAGAGAACGTTGCTAAAATTATTTGTAATTTACATGGTTATGGAAAAGGTCCATCAGGCTATAAAATTAGTCTCCAAAGGTATACTAGTGGAACTTGGACTGATTCGACATCTTCTGTGCATACAAGCAGCTCTGTAGCAAAAGTTGCGCAAGGAGCGTCGGATGCGCCTTCTGTAAATACTTTAGTACAACCAGATGGAATGGTGCATTTTGTTGCATTTACAGATGCTGCAGATGCTACTTCCCAATCACAAGTTAATATTGATTATGTGGAGCTGGAGATTGAATTAAAATCTACGGCTGTTTTACATGCTCCAAGAATTCCTTTATATGAGGTATCAAAAGAGCAGTATGACAATATTTTAGTTAACTGGAATGAGGAGGAAGTGATTCGCCGTTATCCAATGGTGGAAGGATATCAGCATGTGCAAAACCCTTTCATAATTGCAGAGGGTGATAACTTAATTCCTAGTTTTAACGAAGCAAGTCTAAGTGTTATTAGCTCAGACTTTGTCATTAAAGGAGATTATGAAATTGATCTTCAAACGACTGGTCCACAAACAAATACAATTGAATGGATTATCAAAGTAATACCAGGTCAAAAATATAGTTTCTTTGTAGAGGAAATTCAAAAAGGAACTGGTGGGGCTGTAGTTATACGCAGTCAAGATTTAGCCACAAACATTGTATGGCAAACACCGATTGCTTCTATACAAAATAAACTGACTTTTACAGTGCCAGCAGGTATTACAAGAATTTCAGTGCGATTATTTAATAGTAATCAAGTGGCGAATGTAGCTGTTACTTTGAAAAATCCAATGTTAGTGTTGGGAGAAAATATCAAGCCTTTTGTTCCTAGAAATCCATCCTATTTATTTGTTGAAGCAAAGCTTGGTTCCATTGGTAATTATCGTGATTTGTTGCTTGAAGAGGATGGCAAATTGATGATGAGAAAAATTATTGAAAAGGATTATGTAGCTGACGGAACACTAGCTTGGTTTTATCGACCATCTGAAAGTGGAACTGGATTTAAAACATTCGGTGGTCCTATCAGTGATGTTGCAAATGTTGCCTATGCTCAATTTATTAAATACAATGGTGCATTACTACGATATACAAGCGCTAACGCGGGCTTTGTAGGAGCCGATATTGGCTATGTTAATAACATAAAAGAATTTAAAGTATCTGTAAGTAATGCAGAAACAGGTTTCGCTGAAACTTACGCTCCATCTGTTGATGAAATCAAAGCATACTTTAATGGCTGGAAAGTTAAATCATTTGATGCTACCACTTTAAAGCCAACTGCTTGGACAAGTTTGGTAGACAGTACAGATGCTCCAACACAAACACTGGCTTATGTAGCTGCAAATAAGTCTAATGGTTATATTCCTTATAAGATTTCTTATATGTTAAATAACCTGGTTCTTGTTGAATTAAGATCAGAGGGAGCCATCTCAGTAAATGGCCTTACTCAGTTAGAGGTTGGAAGCGGAAGTATTATCCGTGAGAAAGTAAGAGCCCTACACAATGCGGCTGATAGTTTAACATATATAAACGCTCTATTTAGCGCAAGTACAGCTCAACTAAAAAATCCTGCCCTTGCTATCCTGGCTGTGTACAAGGGTAATATGTTGGAGTCAGATTGGAACATTCAGTCATCTATTAATGCTAATGGAAAAGTGTATGCTTCAAAGAAGACTAGCCTAGTGGATACAACAGCAGAATACTTTGTTTCTTATGTAATCTTTGACAAAAGCAAATTTTCAACAAATGTTATTGGTGGCTTTGCTACTTTTGCCAATAATATTCGTACAGCATTAGACGATAACGTTAAACGAACAGAGGATAACAAACGAGATATATCCGTAAATACTTTGTTTATTTATGACATGCTAAAAAGAATACAGGCAGGTGGATTGTAAAATGGATAAAGAAATTATGGAACAACTCATAGCAGAAACTCTCCAAAAGATGGGGAAATCAAGAGCAGACTTTGATAAAGAAATAGAGGAAATAAAGAAAGAATCAAGTGTGGAAATAATGGGGAATCTCATGTCGATTATATTGGAAAGCATGGATGCTACGGCAAACATGCTTTCTTTAGTTATTGTACAAAACGCGCAACTAAAGAAAGACATTCAAGAATTAAAAGGAGGCAATACTAATGCTTAATTTGTTATGTACAGCTATCAAATTTAATTTAATGACAATCGATGAGGTTCCACCAGCATATCTCGATGCTGTGAAGAAGGAATTGAACATTAAGGATGTTGTTGAGGAGCAACCAGCTGAGACAGTGGAACCGGCACCTGTAGAGCAGCCTGTTGAAGAATCACCTGTGGAAACTACACCAGTAGAGGAAACAACGGAACAACCGACTGTAAGCGAATAATAAGGGGAACAAAGCGCTGCTATTAAGGAGCGCTATTTTATATTAGGGAGAGAATAGCAGTGTTTTCATACAAAGAGATATTTAACATTAGCGAACTATTCAATGTCAAAATGGGTGCCGCAGCATTTCTAGCGAGTGGAGTTGGTGGGTTTTTGACGTGGCTATATGGGGGAACAACTTACAATTTGCTTTGCATGGCAGCTTTAACGCTTGTTATTGCATTTGATTGGACTAGTGGTTCCGTTGCTTCTAAAAAGGATGGCAGCTATGCCAGTGTCTATGGATTGCAAGGATTAGCAAGAACAATGGTAATGCTATTATTACCTGTCTTTGGTGTTTTAATGGATCAAATATTTTCTATGCCAAACCTTATCTTCTTCTTGTTTTGGGGTGGCTTAATGTATCACACTTTAAATTCTATGACCGCCAATTTCACAAGAGCAGGATGGGATAAGTACATTCCTAATTGGGCTATTGAATATGTCTCGAGCGAAATTGAATCCAAAATCAAGCGAGCTAACACCAGGGTGTCTATTCCAGCAAAAAGTGAAGATGAATCAATTAAATAGGAGTGAAGGAACATGTTACAAACATTAAAAAAGATGGACAAAGGCACTGTTATTCGGACAGTGCTTTTATTATTGGCTTTTGCAAACCAAGGATTGGCTGTTTTCGGGAAAGAAGCTTTGCCGTTCAGCGATGACCAAGTTTCCAGCCTTATCGAAATGATTTACTATCTTGGCAGTTTTATTCTTACGGCAGTTGCTGCTTTGGTGGCTTGGTTTAAGAACAATTATGTAACAGAAAAAGGACAGCAACAAAAGGTGGTTCTAAAAGCAAACAACTTAACAAACGCAAAGTAAGAGCAGTCAAAAAGGCTGCTCTTTAATTTTAAAATATGGAGGATGAACTATTATGGCAAAAATTTTTATTGATCCAGGACATGGCGGAAGCGATCCAGGAGCTTTAGGAAACGGGCTCCAAGAAAAAGACTTAACGTTGAAAATTGCTAAAAAGATACAAGTGTTGTTAAAGGGTTATAAAAACGTTTCCGTAAAATTAAGCAGAACGGGTGATACGTACCCAACTTTAACTCAACGTGCAGTAGACGCAAATAAATGGGGAGCAGATTTCTTCTTGTCTATTCACATAAATGCTGGTGGAGGAACAGGATACGAAGATTATCGTTATTCACAAGTGTCTGCTTCTTCTAATACTGGTAAAATTCAAAGCAATATACATGACGCTATTATGAAAGCCATTAAGCCTTATGGATGTGCTACCCGTGGGAAAAAGGCTGCTAATTTAGTAGTATTGAGACAAACGAATATGCCAGCAGTTTTGACAGAGAGCTTATTTATTGACCGTCCTGCAGATGCCAAATTGCTAAAAAATGAAGCATTCTTGAATGAAATTGCTCAAGGGCATGTAGATGGGTTAGTAAAAGCTTTTAAATTAGAGAAAGTCGAACTACAAAAACCAGTTGAGTCTACAAGCAAGGTAACGACAAATGATACTTATACAATCAAAAAAGGAGATACACTCTGGAGCATTTCTCAAAAAGAGAACGTATCAGTTGCACAGCTTAAAAAGTTAAATCCTTATGTAGAGGAAAAATCACTGCAGATAGGAGATAAACTAAAACTGGGAGCAAAAGAGGCAACATATAAAGTTCTAAAAGGAGATACTTTTTGGGGTATTGAAGAAAAACTCAATATTAATCATGGTTCATTAGCTAAGTTAAATCCAAATGTAAACCCTAAAGAGCTAAAAGTCGGGCAAATAATAAAGGTTCAATAACACATAAACAGGGTGTCCATTCATGGGCATCTCTATAACTTTATTAAAAAAGATAATTTTCTACATTTTTATTTAATAACTATACAATTGTAATTATTAATCGGTAATATCCTACGATTTATTCCTTAATCTATATTCTTATGAATTCCTCAATACATATAAAATAAAAACTATTTAAAATTAATTTAAGGAAAACATAAGTTTGTTAAAATTAGGTATAACAATACAAAAGAGTATTTTTTTATCAAAACTTAAGCCAAGTTCAGTTCAGGGCCGTGATATAAAACAATTTGTTGTTGGCATCTCAAATCAAAAGATTTCCCAGCGAAAAAACTACGTTATTATATTAGAAAAGATAATATTTTTTATAAAAATATAGCAAAATGGTAAAAAAATATAGCAAAATGGTAAAAAAATATAGAAAAATGGTAAAAAAGTATAGAAAAATGGTAAAAAAGTATAGAAATAATGGTAAAAAAGTATTACTATGTAAAATGTAGTTATTTTATGGTTACTAATATTACATAAGTGGCACTAATATTTTTTATAAACATAATATAACTAACTTATTATAGAGAGAGGGAAAACTATGGAAAAAAGAACTAAAAAGAAAATAGGAAGTTATGCAATAGCTTTAGGGTTACTAGGGGGTATTGTAGCATCAACTACTCCAGCTTTTGCAGGAGCAGAAACAGACATAGACTTTAAGTATACTATTAAAGCTAACCAAGCTAATACAAGAACTGCAGAACCAAGATACAGACAAACTTCGAATGAAAATAATAAATGGATGGTACAGGTAACTAATTCTACGGAAAACGGTGGTAGAACTTGGACTACCTTCTGGCTTGAAGGAAGTAATGGTGAAAATGTGTCACCATCGCAAAAAGTTTTAGAAGATGATGGTCGTTATAATCAAAAAGCATATTCTACTGCTTCTAAAAGAACTGTATACTTAACTGCTCAAAATAATAATAATAATGATGATGTTTTTACTGTTAACGGTTATTGGGATGAAGAAGGCTGGTAATCTAGGAAAACTTCCCACTAAAAAATAATCAGTAATTTAGGAAGAAGTCACTATGATTTCTTCCTTTTACAGGTTGTAACTGTTGTGATTATTAAATATAATCTTAGAATAAGATATCAAGAATAGAATTGAGGGTTCACTTTGTTAAGTCATTTTCTAAGAATCTTTAAAAATAAAAAAAGTATAATCATGTTTTTTGTGGTAGTTTTAATTCCATTTATTGATATTCTACCTTTATATATGGAAAAATTAAAATGGGGAACTGACTATCACCCAATGATAGCTGCGTATTTATCTGGAAGTAGTGAAGGGCATATCCCACAGATTTATTTATTATGGTATTTACCGCTTTATTTTCTAATATTATGCTCGGATGATTATATTCAGGATGTCCAGTCTGGCTATGATAAAATAGTAATATCCAAGATGGGAAAAAAATCTTATATAAGAGGTAAGCTGTTAACCTCATTTATAGTATCCGGAGGAACCATGTTTATGGCTCTTTTATTAAATATGCTAATAGTTTCTCTACTTTTTTTCGGAGGTGGTTACTCAGCAGGAGTTTTTGAAACAGCATGGCCGGAAAATACCTTGTTAACATTTAGTCAGGGGCATCCCTATTTTGCGTATCTAGCTTTTCTTATCAATACAAGTTTATTTGCAGGTTTAGCCGGTTGCCTAGGTGCGAGTAGTAGCTTGTTATTTCCTTCGAGAAAGTTCGCATATCCTATTGCTTTTTTTATATGGTATATCCAAGTTACTATCCAAGGAGGATCTATAATAGATATTACACAGCCTTTTACTGAATACGACTTTAATCATATCCTTCCTATTTGGATAAGAAGTTTTATTATATTAATATCAATTCCAATCATAGTGTATTTATATAAGGTGAGAAGCGATGAAGTTTAAAAAATTAAATTTATCTTTATCAATATTTGTTTTAATTCTACTTTTCGGTTTTTACTGGTATATGAAGAACTCGGTATATATTTTTAATTTCATTCCAGCAGATTCAGTTCTCCAAGAGTTAAACGATGGCTCCCAGGGATTCTCTTCAATGAGGGCCTATACACTAAATTACGCTTTCTTTTTTCTGCTCCTTATGAAGGTATATACTCAAAGTGAAAAACCACATATTGTCACTAGATCTAAAAGCCGTAAGAGTTTATATATAAAAAAATTAATCTCAGTATTTAATTCAGCATTTCTTTTTAGTTTTATATATTCTCTTATTAACCTTACTCTAACTACTTTTTTCTATGGATTTAATATTCTTATAGAAAGTAATTTTATTTTAATATTGTTATTTAATTTAATAATTTTAACACTCTTTTATTGGTGGGTAGGACTAATAGAACAAACATTGGAAGATAAGGGTTTGTCAATGAATGTATCAATGATTATTACATTTGTAATTGTGGCCTTACTTTATTTCCTACGGAGAAAGGATTTTTGGGTACCAGTAAACGATTTAATTGTGTATGATTATTTATTAAAAGGGATATGGGGATATACAGATTTATTATTAGCATATGGAAGACATATAGCTATAGTTTGTATATTAATAATATTAGGATCTTTGATCTATAAGGAAAAGGATTTTATTACATATGAACAATAGATTGTTGATTATTGTTTGTATAACCATGGTTATACAAAGTTTCAATTTACCAAAAAAGTACATGGGAATTTATAATTATCTTGATTTTCCTATCTCTTTTTCTTTTTTATTAGGAGTTCCTACTGAGACTAATTATCCAATATTGATGATGTGGTGCCTAGTGTTTGCTGCAATAAGCTTTTACTTTAGTGGCTTTTTTTCTGAACTTATAGGTAATTATGGTCAATATATGTTAGTAAGAAACGCAAGTAAATTTAAATTACTTATAGGAACATATTTTTCAATCTCTAAAAAGTTGTTTATGATAGTTTTTTTTCAAGGAGCTATATGGTATATGACTGTTAACTTTTTAGGGTATGTACAACCTAATCATTATGATATACCCATGATATTGTTATCCATATGTATTTACTATTTAGCTTTATTAACTATCATAATGTTACAAATGATACTAGAATTATATGTGTCTCCTGAAATCTCGTTGTTAATAATAAACTTATATGTTTTAATATCATTATTAATCAATAATTTATTGCAAGATTATGAAAATATTAGAGTGATTTCTTATTTTTTTATTCCGATATATGCTAACGTTATACAAACAAGTCTGGTTACGAGTGGCAATTTAGTTATTAATTATTATATTGCAGTCCCTTTGCTAATAATAATGTTATTATTGATAATATTTGTTAGTAATTATTCATTAAAAAGAAAAGACTTTTATTAAGCTTTCCGGAGGATAGTTATGTCTGTAATAGTATTAAACAATTTTTCGAAAAAGATAAAAAAAACTTATGTGTTAAAAGAAGTATCCTATCAATTTAATTCAGGATACATCTACGGAATTTATGGAAGAAATGGTTCTGGTAAAACTATGCTTTTAAGAGCGATATCAGGATTGATTTATCCTACAACTGGCTACGTAAGTATAGACGGGGAAGTGTTACATGAAGATATTTCCTTTCCGCGAAATATAGGTATAATTATTGAAAATACAAATTTATTGCCTCAATATGATGCGTTCACAAATTTAAAAATCTTATCAAAAATTAAGAATCAAGCAACGGATGAAGATATTAAAAGTGCTATTAAGAGAGTTGGATTGGATCCATCTAATCGACTCAAAGTAAAAAAATACTCATTGGGAATGAGACAACGATTAAGTATTGCTCAGGCTATATTTGAAAAGCCAGACATCATTCTTTTGGATGAACCAACCAATGCAATTGATGAGAAGGGCATAGAGTTGGTTAGGAACCTTCTTATTGAAGAGAAACAAAGAGGTGCAACTATTTTAGTTGCAAGTCATAATAAAGAAGATTTAGAGATTTTGGCAGATTATCGCATTCAGATGAATGATGGAGAATTGAAAAGTGACTAA